GAGTCATTACAACTACTATTGCCTAAATGTACTTTGCCACAAATTGGGCAAGGTTCTTTTTGAATGCCTGGTTTTAGTTCATCTTGGTCCATGCCTTTATCCATTGGACCATCCATGTCTGGTTCTTTAGGGCCTACAATAGCTCTTAATTTATCCATTGGTGGATTAATCATATCCATATCAACTGGTTTTGCATCTGAACCTGTGCCACGCATAATTTGAACTAGGCGTGCAACTTCGTCTGCATTCTCACCTGACATAGAAATATTCATTGATGCCATCTCGTCGATACGTTTAACATCTGCCGGAGTTGGATCAACTGATTCGTCAATTCTATCTAACTCGGCTAATTTTTCAAGTAGTTCTTTCATATTAGCCTCCTATAACTGCTTTGGTATTTTCTTTGCTATCAATGTCGGCGCTCTCACCTTTAGGTGCGCCTTCCATTGGATCAATATTTCTTTCTTTACGAGCTGTTTCTAACTCTTTCAAAAGATCCATTACTCTATTGCCAGCAACTGTATTTTGTGCAGTACTTTCTACTGCGCCTGGCTCTAATTCTTCTTTATCAAGTAATGCTTCGTAAGGTTCGTTGCTAGTTTTATAGTAATCATCATTTGCTCTTGGATCGCTCGTGCTACGCACAATAACATGATTCGGCTCACAAGGACAACATTTTTCAATATACTCTTCAAGTACCTGTGGAGTAGTTGGATAGTTTAAAGAAACTTCATAATATGTAACTTCCATATTTTGTAACTGGGGGAAATCTAATGGACGTTCCTGAATTGGTGTTTTCTTACCGTTAGAAACGCTAGTTACATCAAACTTTTTCAAACAAGTTTCTAGACTGTCTGTAAAGCCTTCTTCTAAGTCTCCAGCAATACCTACTTTAAATTCATAGGTCTTTTTTGATTCTGTTAATAATTGTGCGAATAATCCCATAGCAATATACCTCTATAACTATTTATCATTGTTAAGGCCTTTTAGGCGCTGTAATAATGAGTTTCTATCTGTAACAATAGTACCTTCTCCGTTAACAATACTACCTTCATCAGCATTACTGTCACGGTCTAATTTTTCTTTTTTAAGTTGCAATTCGATCATTTTTAATTTTTTATCCATTTTTGCAACTTTAGCATCTAAGCTAGTTTTAAGCATACTACCAGCGACTTCAAATACTCTGCCGCTGTAGCGACTCTCAACATTCATACCTAAATCCATTAAATCTTCGTAACTACTCAAAGCACGTTGAGCAATATCTTCGAGTTCAGAATCTGCCTTATCTCCTAGACCCTTTACACTAGGTAGTGCCGCCGCAATTTTATCAAATTCGGCAATATCCCTAAATGTTTCTTCTTGCTCTACAATAGCATTTTCTTTTTTACTTTTTGCTTCTTTTGCTCTTGCTTCTTGAATAATTTCCCTTGAATCTGGCAAATCTAACAATTCTTCTAATTTTTTAGTCATCGGTTAATCCATTATATGCTACTATTATTTAGCTTATTTACGGCCGTTGTGAAATATATCTTGTTCGTTTATTATACGGAAAAATATGCCACGCTGTTTGCACCAGTAACGTGCGGCTTCCCATTTTGCTTGATTAACTACCCATGCCGCTTGATTATGTCTTGAACGTCCTACTTTTTCTCTTAATGTTTGATTAGCGGGTTTTACTTCTATAAGTTCAACATGCTGTTTACCTTTTTTATTTGAATATACAATAAAAAAGTCTGGGACATAGATGGTTTGTTTACCGGTTAAAGGATTTCTGTAAGGAATTTTTATACTTTCACTAGCCCATTTGCTTACGCTAGGATGTTCGTCTAAGAAACGCATAAAAGTAAATTCCCAACTCGAACGATAAGTCGGTGTTCTGTTACCTAAAAATTTTTCAGGATTTTTGAGTTCGAACTTTCCTTGTGCAAATCTAGCCATATCATACTACTATGTTTCTTGTTTCTTTTCGAGGCTCAGTAGTAACTTTGTAACCTAATGTGCTTGCTTTAGATCTATTATAGTTGAGTATCTCGGCAACCAAACTACTAATTTGTATATCTTCTAAACCTTTAAGGGTATCTAAAAGTGTATATACATTAACATCATCAATGCTGGATTGTTCAAGTAAAACTGTAGCAACAGAAGTAGCACTAGTTTCATCAAATCCTCTTTTAGTGAAAAACCCAACAACACTATCAACTTTGTTTGCGCTGAAAGTAATAGGTTTTGTAAAGTATTTGTTATAAAATTCTTTTACTTCTTCACCACTATCAACTGGTTTAATTTTGTAATCACTCATTATACTGGTCCTGTAGTGTTTCGCCCTGCGGCATTTAATACATCTTGAATTGTTCGTGAGCCGTCTAATAATCCATCAATGTTTTCAGCGGAAGTAAATCCATCAGCATCTAACGTTTCAACTGTAATAGGTGTTCTTGCTGGAACACCGCTAAATGATATATTATTGTTTGCATATGCTTGATCAATTTTTGTAGCATACGTCGAAGAGCTTGTTGCAATAAGTCCACCACTAGTTGTTGTAATACTTGCATCACCTCCATTACCAGACTGTTTAGGAAAGTTTACATCGCTTATTCCGCTAACTGTTTCGCGTGTTATATTTTGTAATGCACCTTTAAGAATATTAAATCCTTCTTCTCTTAGTCCTTCTTTGGTTAAACTTTTAGCATTTTTATATGTATTAAAAACATTTAATGCTGTGCCGAGATTAAAATTCCCGCCAGCAATATCACCTACAATATCACTAATGCCTCCAATAACTCCGCCAGTACCGAGTAATGAACCTGTACCACCACCTCTAACCGATAACGGACTTGGAGTAGTATCGTAATGTGCAGTACCAAATCCTGCAGGACTATCAGCACCTGTAGCTCCTCTACTATAAAATACTGTTTCGTACGCTACTGACATTTGGTTTTGTGAAGGAGTACTATTATCATAAGAATCCATTTGATCATGAGTTAATCCTGTAATCAATGGATTAACTAATGTGTAAGCAATATATTCATGTCTTGCCATTTGATAAATTGTAATCTTATTAAAAAATGGTTCAGTATGATCGTTATCAAGACCATAGCGGAAATTTTGTGAGTCAGGTGTTCCATATGTATTACGTGGATTATATGGAGGACTAACTCCTCCAGTATTATAGTTTCCGTCTCTATAATAATATCTATAATATGCTTCCATTAATGTAGTAGTAAGACCTAAGTTATCATCATGGAATGTAATGTTGATTGGATCATATTCAATTGCAGTTTGTAAATTCTTTTTTCTGTTATACATATTTTTTGTAACAGTTTGAATTTGCATTTTTGGTAAGTCTACTGCTTTGACAAGCATACCAAATTCTTGCTTGTGTCTTTGATTAAGTTGTGGCATTACCTTTTGTGCAGATGCACTCATTTCAAATACAACGTGGTAAAGAAATTTTGTCTTAGGAGCCAAACGCATACCGTCGTCAACGAATAAACGACCAGCGTGTTGATAAGTTTTAAGGTTACCACCTGGGTTAGTTGCACCCTGTAATACGTTATTTAAAAAACCATTTAATATGTTTGCCATACTAATATTTATCCGGGAAAGAAAAGTGCGTATAAAATAAAAAGGGGACCGAAGTCCCCTTTAATCTGTTATGCCAATTTACTTTTGGTATTAACCAATACCACCGCCACCAGTTACTAGACTGTTAATAGTTCTACCAACTGATGTACCAATACCTTCACCTTGTGGTGATTGAATTGCATTATCAAATCTAATTGATAGCGTAATTGATACTGGATCGTTTGCACTATAAGTTAATTGGTTATAGTTTGCATTTTGGATGAAACAACCATATAATTCGAATGTTTCTAAAATGTTTGGTGTGTTTGCACCGTTACCGCCATCTAGTATTTCAATACGTGTTGTAAATTTGTAATCAATACCTGATGCCGCAGTTGACATTTCAAAGAAGTCAAACTGTTTCTGAAGTTGTTCACCAACAAGTTTTTGTACACTGTTGTTAACATCTTCACGCAAGTTAAGTGTAATAGGTTCAAATGAGTGTCTACCTGCGATATAAGCACGTGAGTTGTACACTGGAATTTCTACTTCTTCAAATGTAACACTTGGGCGTGTCACATCCATAACCTGCTTGGTTAATTCTGTTGTTGGTGTCGAAACACCGAAGTTCTCTAGCATCACTCTAAAGCGATACTGTAGCTTTGGCATCAACAAACCTTGTGTTGATGAACTAGCATCAGAAGCTAGAGGAACAGTAATTTTTGATAGTGTTGAAATTGACATAATATTCTCCTGTTGCAAGTATTTATCAAATCATGGACCCCATTTTTCAGGGGTCCATTTTAAGATATTATAAGCCTGCTATCTCTCCTGTATTCTTGAGTCTCAATGGAATGTAAATAAATTCCACTGCTTTTACTGGCTCAATAGCAATATCTAAGTATAGCTCGTTACGATCAATTCTACTTGGAGTATTATTTGTTTCATCACAAACTACAATGTAGTCGTATAGTGCTCTTGAACCTACAAGTTCTAGCATTAAACTTTCAGCTGATTGCTTGATTTCATCACGTGTGATTTTATCATTTGGCTCAAAGATGTAAGGCTTAGCAAGTTTGTTAAGTTGACTACGTAAGTAGATAACAAGTCTTGCAACATTAACTCTATCTAGTGAACTAGCATTTCTTGCACGAGTTTTTTGACCAAATGCAACTAGTCCAGCGCC